CTGCCTCCGGTCTTCCTTCCGGGAATCCTGTGAACAGCACCCTATCTGAAAGGAACTCGATCCCTCTGGTAGCTCTTGTGCCTCCTGACCGGACAAGTGTTTCGTTGAAGTCCACCAGCTCTGTAGGACAGGCATTTTTCAGTCTTTTGACCAAGGCCTTGGAAATGTAAAAGGCATTCGGCTGGTCGATGGCCTTATTGATCAACTCTCCCTTCGAAGCAAGCATGTTGATGAGGTTTACCCGGGTGGTAACGCGATCTGAAAGCTCCGCCTCGATGGCAGAGCGCTTTGCCTCGTCCACGGCGTATCCGGCCTCAATCAACTTCTGAAGGAGCGCTGGATCTGCTGTCTCATCACTCACGCGGATGTTGCCGTTTCGAAGTACCGTGTATGGGCCGATCCGATAGTTAAATGTCGGTGCTCCCGCATAATCCATCTTCTCGCCTGTTTCATTTTCAAGGAACCGTACAATGGCTGCCCGGTCCTCAATGATCGTTTTGATCTCCATGCTTTTCTCCCTTCTTTCAGGAAACCCTGCTGTGCTTGCCGTCTCCGAAGTAATCCGCGACATAATGCTCATGGCAGCAGTATTTCCGATGCTTATTTCCGTAGACCTCGAAGGTTTTTCCACAATACGGACAAACCTTTGTGTAGATCGCTGTCGGCTTCTGTTTCTGCTCATCCCGGTGAATCTTCCAGTATTTTCTCCGGCACTCCTCACAGCAGAACCGCTTCTTTCTTCCCCTGCTGTGCTCATTTTCTGTGATGGGCCTTCCGCAGTAGGCACAGACCTCACGGTTCTGAATCTTTGATGGCATTTCCTCATCCACCGGAGTCTTATCGCAATCGAGATTTCTGCACTGATACCGGATTTTCTCGTAGGGAAGGCGGGTGTATTCCGCAATCTTCCGGTAACTCATTCCATTTGTTCTCAGCAAAATTGCCTGCTGTAAGGCTTCATCCTTTATTTGCATCTGACCGCACCTCCTTTTTTCGGTAGTCCATACATCACTCTTGTATGCGATAGTATCAAGTTATTTCTTTGGCGTTCTTCCTAATATATAGGTGGCCGGAATGCGCCTCCAGATAATGAGCGCGCGAACAATATTTCCGGTCTTTATCGCCGTAAACCTCGAAGGTTTTACCGCAATACGCACACACCTTGGTATAGATCGCCTTAGGTCTCTGTTTCTCCTCGGCGCGATGCAGGTGCCAATACGCTCTGCGGCACTCATCCGAGCAGAACCGTTTCTTCCGTCCCGGCGAGTCGTTCTGCATGATGGGCTTTCCGCAGTAGGCGCAGGCTTTCCGGCTCTGGATTTTGATGAGCAGGCTCTCGTCTACGGGTGCTTTGTCGTATCCCTGCTTCTTGCACTGATACCGGATCTTCTCGTAAGGAAGACCCGTGTACTCCGCGATCTTCCGATTGCTCATCCCGTTCTGTCTCAGCAGGATTGCCTGCTGCATTTCTTCTTCCGTCATGGTTGTTCTCCTTTTGCGCTGAGGTTGTCGATATAGAAATCCCTTCACTACTCACAGGACAGTTCCCGCAAGGTTGAGCAAAGGAATCTTTGCTTTCACCTATCAGCGGACACTTCCCGGGCGTTTTTGTGACGGGACGTGAAATTTTCCTGCAGGTATATGCGGACCATTCACACGCGATTTTGAACGGTCCATGAGAATTTCTTCCTCGCATATGTATGCGGACCATTCGAGGGCAAATCGGAAATGGCCCGAGGGATTTTTTCATCCCGTCACATATAAACGGAACTTTCAGAAGGAAATCGGAAATGGAATGAGAAAAATTGCTGCCGAAACGGCGGCAGAAAGTGATTGAACGATTGAAGTTAGACGTGTAAGGTTAAATCAGAAATTCAAATCAGAAGTTATTGAATTGAAAGGATAGAGAAATCTACATGTCGGAAATTATCATACGAGAAAATCTGGCGGCGGATGCAGAACAGGCATTAGCCTACATGCATCAGATTGGTGCTGAATCGGACAATCTGACGTTTAGAGAAGAAGGACTGTCGATTACGATTGAATCGGAAAGGGAGTATCTTCAGTCCGTTCACCAGGATTCGCATTCTGTTTCGATTGGCGCATTTGATGGGAAAAGTATGATCGGAAACGGGAGCCTTTCCGGAATGTCACGTAGAATGAGTCATCTGGCGGAGCTCGGTCTTTCGGTGCGGAAAGCATACTGGAATCAGGGAATAGGGGGCCGTTTGCTGGAGACACTGGTCATGTATGCCAGAGAAAACGGAATTGAACTGATTTATCTTGACGTCAGAAGTGACAATGCTTCTGCGATACATTTGTATCAAAAATATGGCTTCAAAAAGACTGGAAGTTATCCAGCATATTTCAAAATCGGTGATAAATACTATGACTTTGATTTGATGGTGTTGGATCTTCGATAGATGGCAGAACGGGAAGAACCGTGATACAACTTCCAGCTTATCGAAATAAAATAACGGCCAGCAGGCAGCTCACAAGAGTTACCCACTGGCCGTATTTCTTACTTCACTCTGATCTTCCATCCCACCTGGATCTGATTCACATTTCTGATCAGGGCTGAATTCAGCTTCTGGATTGCCGCCACGGACGTGCCATACTTCCGGGCGATGGCAGACAGCGTATCTCCGCTTCGTACCGTGTAGTAGGTCGCCGCTGACGCTCCGAGCAGCTCGTTCACCTTTGCCTGCACGGCTGCGTAGTCATAGCCAGCAGTCGTGATGCGGTTCTTCCGATCATCACCATTGCCCCACTTCCCGGCCAGTACCTCCCGCGCCAGTTCATCCACCGACTTACGCGGTTGAACCGGAGTGGCCTCCTGCGCACTGCCCTGCTTGGTGTATCCGTTGAATCCACCATTCTTGATAATGGCCGGATAGTCCTGATAGGCGATATCCATATCCACATTTCCGGCAATTCCGTCCACTCTCCCGGAAGACGAGTACTGCCAGATTCCGTATGCCCCGCCATAGGTACATCTCGAAGCATACTGTGCTACCCAATGCATGAATGGAGTGAGCTTCGAATCATCCAGCCGGTCACGGAATCCGGAATAGGTGGAACTGTAGATACCTGCAAAGTATCCAGCGGCTTCCAGCGCTCTGCAGAAAGCAATCGTCGCTTCTGTAGCACCAGCCTTTGCGGATGCAGGCGTAGCCTCGACATCGATAAACACCGGGTACTCGAACTGCTTGTTCTTCAGCTGATTCAGGAAACGCTGTGCATCAGCCTTCCCCGCTTCCGCAGACGTGCAGGCCGGACCCACGAAATAATACGCACCAACCGCGATGCCGTTCGCCTTGGCATTTCTGTAGTTCTCTTCCCATCTGGGATCTGTATAGAAACCATCGTCCGAGCCGCCTGCCTTGATGATGGCAAACTGGATACCTGCTGCCTTCACCCTTGCCCAGTCGATCTGTCCCTGCCAGCGGCTTACATCAATTCCTCTGTATTCACTCATGATCTTCTCCTCCTTCATCACAACAAGAAAAGCCCTCCGGGTTGTGATGCCCGAAGAGCCAGAGTTGTCCCATTCACGGAAGGGACCGCCGGGATATGAGGATCACCTCCTCTCACTGATCATTCTTCGACATCTGCTTGTAGATCTGGTTCACGCCAGTTGCTGCAAGCCCGGATACGATGCCAACTGCCAGCGCGTTGATGACATCCTTTGCCGGGAAGTCCGGCATCAGATACAGACCGGCTACACCGAGCACAGCACCGACGCATCCACAAATCACCGGGATCAGCTCATCCTTAACGGAGCCTGCTGCCTTGCAGCCGATACCGACCAGATATGCAATCACCGTGATTGCAGCCACACTTGCGATTCCAAAGTCCATGTTCACTTCACCTCCTTCTCTTCTACCGTGAGTGGTAGTTCCAGACACTTCCTGTACAGGGATTCTCCAGTCCCATTACCGCCGAGCGCCTTGTATGGCTTATACAGGTACTCGAGATTGCTCCGGTCTTCCGGCGTGCAATAACCCCGGGCAATAAAAAAGCTGCAGGCCTGATAAATCCGGTCGTGCAGCAGTGCCATCATTCCTTCTTTGATTTCGTCGTTCTCCTGTTTTCGCCGGAGCAGCGCTCGCCACAACCATGTGATGATGGCGATGATCAGAGCAAACAGCTCCTGAATCCAGTATTTCAGGATAAAGTCTATCAACGGTATCACCTCCCTCAGACCGCATCCGTTAGCGTGTATGTAACCTTCATGGACTGAGCGCTGGTCTTCACGATCGGAGAACTCAGGTTGCAGATGGTTCCCAGATAGTTGCAAGCGAAAGAATAACACAGACTTTGATTCGACATCCTAAATCGCTGCAGCTTCTCTGTTTCATGCGTAATGTAGTATGATGGATACCCGATACTACTGGTCGATTCTTCATTCAATCGATACTTGCCATCAGAATAAACAATGCCAGGACTCCCATAGGTTGTCGTAGATCCGGAAGAAGTGGTTCCCGTCCACTCAAATGTTGCGAAGACACCACCGCCACGTATTGGATAGATCTTCCTGCAACGGATACCACCGAAATTTATCTCCTTCACGTCAACAGTATTCGACAGGTTTACTTTATATAGCGTATGCTCATCATAACTGATGAAATACAGGTATCCGTCGGATACCACTGCATTCAGCTCTTCATAGTAATCTGTGCCACCGGTAGACTTTGCCGTTACATTTGGTATGGCAATAATCTGCTCCGCTTCTTCCTGAAAAGAGAAATCAGAGATCTTGAACTTCCTGATTCGAATGCTGACCGTCCCCTGCTTGGTGACATTGGGAACATAAACAGCATACAGGTATCCGTCATAACCATCCGCGACTGCCCAGTAATAGTAGTTTTCAGGATCTTTAAAGGCAAAGTCAAAGACCTGCGTTTCTTCTCCAAGATAAGGTGTATATGCCTTGACGATATTAGTAAAAAATGTTTTCTTGTAGATCTTGCCATCGCGATACAAATACAGCGTACCTGTACTCTCATCAAAAGTAAGTGGGCAATAAGAGCGATCACAGCTAAGATTGCCTTCATCGTACTGTGCCCCTGTAAACGGACTTTCACCACCTCTTCGGTGCGTCAGCGCAAGGGAGGCGATCGTACCATTTGCCTGTGATGTGGAGAAATCCCAGACATTCACATAGCCTGTGTCTGTTCGTCCTGACTCCGCTTTATTAATCGATCCACCAAGCTTTGAAGCCGTATTTGTGTTCTGACCGGCATGGCCTGTTAGATGGACGTTCATCGGAAAATGAACGTTATTCGCATCTTCCGTAAGGGTTCCGTCGAACAGGAACAATCCTCCCAATGCATATGTGGCGGCGGGCAGTAAATCATCAAAGTGATCGTATCCTTTCCCACCAACGTTTGCGGCAAGGCCTAGCAAATCACCCAGTGCATTCGTAACCATGTTATCCTGCTCGATCCGCTTGTTCTCTCCTGTGATTTCATTGTGCAGATCAATCTGCAGATGTCCTTTCAGCATTTTTCTCCTCCTCAATCGTTCTTATAGGTGATGACAAAGTTCGTGAGGGAGGAGGCAGCTCCTTCGATCATGAACTGAAACCAGATCTTCTTATTCGCCTGTGCGCCGGAATAGATCGAGGCATAGTCCGTTGCAAGAAATGTGGCCATATCAACCGCATCCGTATAGGTGGTTCCATCAAAACTGTACGATACGGTTACCGTCCCTGTGTAAACGGCAGTCATCTGTGTAATGCCGTGGATGGTCTCGTGGCTAAGATCTGCGATACAGTGAATCGTCTGCTTCTTCGGCACGGCCTTCACCGCCGCTTTCATGGCTTTCGGATTTCCATCCGACCAGCGGTAGATGATTGGTTTCGTAAGGCTCGTGATCTGTTCGGAAGTCGGCAGGGTATCAAAGCCTTTTTCCTGAAAGAACGAGGCTTCGCCAAGATTTGCCGCGACAGCGTCTGTAATTTCCGTCACCACGCCATTTACGAGCCTGTAGATCTTTCCGTTGAAATCCGTCAGCAGGTATTTTTTTGCATAGGGCGGCTCTACACCCATGAACAGGAGATACCCGATCGCGCAGGCATCATTTCCCCTGCTCTGAGAACCGTCCTTGGTGTAGCGGAGCACGATCGTATGCACGCCTGCAGCAAGATCGTAGGTGAATTCCGTAAAGGTGCTGGTGCCGGTTCCGGACTTCTTCAGCACCTCCGTCCCATCCACGAGCACATGGAGCCAGTCATAGTTCTGCTCACTGGAAACGATGTAGCTGAAGGCGAGACTCCCCGCCTCCGCGAGCGTAACCGTAAGGGATGTCTCACTGGTCCCGTTATCCGTGATCTGGCCGCTGCGGAGCGTATTCACTCCGGCAACCTGCCATGTCTCTGCCGAATAGAACGGCGTGGTACCGTCCGCCACCGACAGGATTTCCTCTTCACCTTGTTTCCACGTATCGTCTTCAAAGGTGATCCGCATGATGTTGTCTTCTCTTTGAATGCTCACAGGCTCACCTCCTCCAGTGTCTCGATCTCCGGATAGGCACTGTAGATTTCGAGGACATCCAGCTGTCCCGTATCCACGGTTCCCGGGTTACTCTCTACGTTGAACTGCGTCTGAAGGGCAAAGGCATCATCCGAATTCGTGGTGATGTAGGTGCTGCTATAATCAGGCTTTCCTTCCGTATCGGAAAGGATGAAATACCGAACCACAATGCCGATGTTTGTGCTGTCGGTAAAGCTGCCAAGAACGGAAGCCATATCAAAGGAGATCGCGTCGCTTGCACCCGTCGGAACAGGAGTAAGCAGTGCAGTCTTTGCCTCATCCGTAAGCTGCCCGATGACGGAGCCCATCGAGAATCCGATGAATTCCTCTTCCGCATTAATCGTGCCGTCCCACTTGCCTGTCCCAGCAAGGCCCATGCCCTCGATCACCGCGTTGATGCAGTTGGTGTCCAGATAGAGAGCCCCACCCGCCGCAGTGAGGAAGATCACGAAGAGATACACCGTATTTGCTTTCACATCGCCTATGTAGTAATGAAGCGAAAGGATATGCTTCCCGGAGACGTCGTAGGTCTCCACCGGGTGGTAATCGATCTCGTCCCCGGCAAGGGTATAGGATACCGTGACGGTCATCCTGCTCGGTGAGGCAAGTTCCGTCTCTGCGCTGGTCATCCGTTCATCAAGGGCGCTGACTCCGGTCTGCAGTTCTTTGATTTCACTCTGCAGTTCCGCAGGTGTCGGAGCGCTGTAATCCGCAATCGTCACATCCTTCAATGTCGTGCTGCCGATAGCATGAGTTGTGCTGAGTTTGGTGTCGAGCAGGAGTTCTGCCCAGAGGGATACTTCAGATGCCTTCGTCGCCGTTGCAAACCGGATCGAGGCCACCGGTACCCGCTTTCCATCCCCGACTTCCACCACCTGCGTATTTGTGAACCGGTAATGGACCAGCTGGTTCTCATCGGTATTGGAGGCGAGCCCTACGAGATTCTTGTCCGTCTTGCTCCGGGCGCTGGCAAGGGACGGATCCTTCCCGACCCCCACCATTTCAAAGTACTGGTTGTACTTGAACGTGAACTTTGTAATACAGTAGAGCGCATCACCATCCGCAAGACCGTTCTGAAAGACCAGCACATCTCCAAGGTCATAGGCAGGATTTCCAATTGCACGGCACGTGAATGGAACATATCGGATCTGCTGTATCGCAGTCAGAATAGCCTTTGCCATTTCTTCCTTCGTCGCAGCCACACCGTACTGGAGGAAGGGATTGCTCCCGAGATTCATCGTGAGGCCGTCATCCTCGTCTTCGGCATAATAGGAGGTTGTGCTGTCCTCCATGTTGACCACAGAAAGCCCGGTATAGCGAGTGACATAATCCGAGAAGGAGCCTCCCGTGAACCGGTGCGCATCGTCAATCGTATCGACAACGGTCTGGTTAAAGGACCGGAATACAATGTTTCCTTCCCTGTCGGCTGTTGCAAAGCAGCCGATGGTCTGTGCAAGCCACGAGACCAGATCCCGCCATGTCTCGACATCATTCGTCGTGGTCTCAGAAATCATCGTAGTTCCATTGGCAAAAGACTCGAATTCCTTTTCTGTATTTGCAAAGTTCACACCGGTCGCTTCTGCAATCGCCTGCGCACACTGATATGGGGTAACCTCCGTGATGACCTTGTTGCAGTTCTTGTCAAGGAGCGCCATATGGTCATAGGCCTTGATGACGGCACCGCTGGCTGTCCACTCTGCCGTTTCTACCGTAAAGACACCCAGAGGAACATCTTCATAGGTTCCATCCGCAATCTTCATTCCGAAGACAGGCCTGATTTCCAGCCCCTTCCACCCATATCGGCTGATCGGTATGTTCATGAACGTTACATCCAGTTCTCCGACATAGACCTGTCCGATCGTGATCTCATCATTTCCCGTGCACTGATTGGTGATGGAGAAGGACCCGGCAAGGATGTTATCATCTGTAAAAGGATGGTCACCAATCGTTCCCGTCATCCGGAATCTCTGGACCGGCTGCTTCATGGCAGCCTTGTATTGTTCACTTACTGCGTACATGAAGCGCCTCCCTCCTTAGAATTCCTCAAGGTCAAAGCTCACCGTGTAGAGCCCATTCGTTCCCTTCGTCTTTTCCGAGTTCTTCTCCGGGGCAGTTTTGAAGTTCCGTATCCGCATCGTGCGTGTCTTATAATCCTGTGTCTTCAGGTCGTACAGCTTCACCGCAATGCTATCCTTGTCCCGGAACGCAGCAAAGGTCGCCGCCCATCTACTTGAACACTGAAAAGAAGCAGAAACGGACAGCTTGTCATACCTGGTGACAATGACCTGATCCGTTCCTGCTTCTGTCTGGTTGGTACTCTCGACGACGGCATAGCTCTCTTCCCAGCTTTCCGGTGTGAAGAGTTTGGTGTCATCAAAGTAGATTGGATATTCACTAAGCATCATCGCCCTCCTGACCGGTAATTGCTCCGCTGGGTTGCCCGGACGACGATCTCGTCAATCCTCTCCTGTCCAATGTAGACCGGGATAATGATGTCTCCGCCGCCTGCACCAGCCAGTGCTCCCTGCACGATCTCAGCAAGTTTATCGGTGCCGACCACAGCTTCCGATCCTGCTTCCCCGCCGCCAAGAAGCCTGCCGCCTGCAGCGCCGAAGATCGTCGGGCTGTTCAGGATATAGGCATCATCCATAGCCTTCTTGTACCAGTCCACAGACAGGTGCGGAACCGAAGGAGGATCTACAGAGAGCTTTCCGCTGATGGAGAAATGCGGCAGCTTGATCTTCGGAAGCTCCAGATGGCACCCGGAAAAGAATCCTTTGATCTTGTCCAGACCACCACTCACGATGCTCTTGGCGTTCTCGATCATGGAGGAGAATGCTCCTTTGATGGCATCGAGCTTTCCCTGTGCGGAAGAGAGGGCATCGCCGAGCTTCCCGCCCGTCAGCTCATTGATCTTCGAGAATCCTGCCTCCCAGATCGATTTGTAGGCATCGACCGCTGTACCGATCACACCTTTGATCCCGCCTCCGTGTTCATCCACAGAGGACTGAATGGCGTCCCATGCCGTGCCGGTGTTGGTCTTTACCGTATCCCATGCAGTACTGATGGTGGTCTTTACGGCATCAAAAGCAGTACCGGCTGTCGTCTTGATCCCATTCCATGCACCTGAGAGTATCGTGGTGATCCCGCTCCATGCCGTCGAGGCAGCAGAGCTGATGGTCGACCACGTATTGCCAAGGAAATCGGAGATTCCGGTAAAGACCGTCGTTGCCGTAGTGCTGATTCCACCCCACAGTCCGGTGAAGAAGCTGCTTATGCCGTTCCAGACAGTCTCCGTGGTGGACTGGATACCGTCCCAGAGCCCGGTGAAGAAGCTACCGAGCCCTTCACCGATGGACTGTACTCCGGAGCACACGGTTTCCCAGACGTCACCGAACCACTCAGAGATTTCTCCCCAGTGCTTCACGATCTCGATGACCGCAACCACGGCAGCTACCACCGCCGCGATGATCCCGATGATCGGAAGGATCGGAACAGACACGGCCCCAATCGCAGGAATCACAGTGCCAGAGAGGAAACCGACCAGTTTTCCGACGACACCTGTGACGGAACCTACCGCCGTGACAACCTTGCCGACACCCACAACAACCGGTCCGACAGCTGCTGCGATGAGAGCTGCCTTCACGATCGCCTCCTGCATACCGGGAGACAGTCCATCCCATGCGTCCTTGAGTGCGGTCACGACATCCTTGATCTGCGTCATGGCCTCGGTAATCATCGGAGCTGCCGCATCGACAATCTCCGCTCCGAGATCCTTCAGGTTGTTCATCACAACCGTCATCTGATCGAGTGGGTCCAGCGTCTCATTGAAGGTGTTCTCTACCGACCCGGCGTAATCCCCGAGCGTGGTAGAGAGGTCAGCAAGGGACAGCTTGCCACTCTGGACCGCGTTGTAGATGGCACCACCAGCACGGGAGCCGAACAGGTCATAGGCTGCCTGCAGCTTTTCCGTGTCCGTGGCATTGCTGCTCATCGTTTTGGAGAAGTCCTTCAAGGCGTCACTGAGGGACTGTCCATTCTTCGTGGCAACCTTCTGCGCCTTGGTAAGGCCGGTCAGCATCGTCGAGGTATCAAGACCGGACATCTCCACCGCACCCATGAAGCCTGCCGCCTGCTCTGCAGACAGTCCCATCGCCTGAAACTGTCCAGCATTCTTGGCAAGGTCCTGCGAGAGGGTATCCATCGACACACCGGTTGCCTGCCCGACCTGATTTAAGGCATCGAGGAGGTTCCCGGCATCATCCGACGACTGGCCGAAGGCATTGAGGACGGAAGATACGTTATCAACCGAGGTGCTGACATCGGTGCTGTTAAGATTCGCAAACTCCACAAACTTCGTGGAAAGGTCCTCAAGGGCATCCCCGGTAAGACCGAATCTCGTATTCACTTCGCCGATGGCATCGCCTGCCGTCTGGAAGTCAGTAGGGATTGTCTCTGCGATGGACTTCGCCCGGTTCTGCATATCTTCCAGTGCAGCTCCGGAAGCACCGGTCTTCTCGGTGACGGTATCGAGCGCCTCATCGACTTCCTTCCACGCGGCAACGGAAGCAGCGCCGACAGCCGCGACAGGAACCGTGATGCCTTTCGTGAGTCCTTCGCCGACATCACTGATCTTGCCGCCGACTTCTTTCATCTTGTCACCGGCAACCTGAAGCTGCTGGCTGGCAACGGAGCCGAACTTCTTATACTCGTCTTCCAGTCCTTCGAGGGACTGCTTTGTCGCCTCGATCTCCCGGGTCAAGGCTTCCTGCTGTTTCTGCGTCTCCTCGGTCTGAGGACCGGCTTTGAGCTGTGCGAGGGCTTCCTTCTCCTCGGCGAGCTTCTTCTTGGTTGCGTCGATAGCGTCAGTAAGATACTTCTGCTTCTGTGCCAGAAGATCCGCGTTGCCGGGATCCATCTTCAGGAGCTTGTTGACATCCTTGAGATTACTCTGGGTGTCCCGGATCTCTTTGTTCACGCCCTTCAGGGCATTGGAGAGCTTGGTCGTATCGCCATCCAGCTCGATTGTGATTCCTTTAGGCGTTAGTAAAGAACCGGGTTGATGGGTTCCATACCACAACCTCCATGGTGAACTCTCGACGCGATAATGTCTGATGAAGATATAGAATCCCCATTTGGAGCTCTTTTCTTCTCTGCATAATGC